GTTGGGAGTTGAACTTGTATGATGAAATTGCTGATGCAATGGCTGAAGGTGCTCGTACTTGTGATGTTCCCATTCGGTGGGGTGCAGCATGGACTGTACCAAACATTGCACAATGGGACGGTAATATGGAATCAGCAATGAATGATTACATTGATACACGCCGATCCCAAGGTCGTCGTCCGTTTATAGACGCTCCTCATTTTGAGTTGATGGTCTAAGCTTAGGTCGTATTGACACTGAGATTCTACCAGTGTCAGTGCAATAAAGATCAGCGGGTAGCACGTTAGATATTTCTTCGGCTGCCCGAACTAACTGGTAACATTTATCTGCACTGTTAGTTAGAATTTGGCTAGTCATTTCGTAGCCATTTAGCATGTAAACAATACTAAAAATGTAATAAGTTGCCATTGTCTTTGCCTCTTGTTTTGATAGATTGTCGCAGTGGGCAGTGGCGTCCAAGCCAGCAGCTATAGTCCGACCATTCACATAGCACTGCCCACACGATTACATTCCTAATTCTTTATGTTGCACGAACTTGTCATCAAGCACTACACTCTCACGAGGCAAGCGATAACGATACATGCAGTTGCGAACAGCTAAGACATCTTTGTCTAAGACATCTGCAATCTGTTCTTCTGACAGCCCATAGTTCAGCATCTTGTTTACCTTCATTGCTTGTGGGCTAATTTTTACTTCTCTTTTTTGCTTTTTCTTTTCGCGCCCACGTTCGAGTGCAATCTTCTGAGACTTTTTGCTGCGCTCCATGACATTGCCAGTGTTGCTTGTGTTGATTTGTTTTTCTTGCTTTAGAGCTTTGAGCTTCATCATCATTGCAACTTCTGATTGGCTTGGTGTTCTGCCAAATGCTCGCTTAAAATTATCTAGCGAAATTTCTACGTCTACCACATTGACCATTAGATATTGTATCCTTTCCTTCTTAACTCAGACACAAAGCGCTTTAGCTCTTGTTGAGCTGCGTATATTTCATTGTTTATGCTTGGCCGTGCGTCTGTTCGGTAACGTTCATCTTGCAACTTATCTACTTGTTGGCACAAGTGTTTTAATATTCTTTCGTCTGCTGGATTTAGTTTTGTCATTTAAAGCCTCTTTTAATTAACCACAAAAAAAGCCAGCCCGAAGGCTGGCAGTTGAACGAGACAGAGGAAATGTAAGGATGTCGCGTGTGGTTGTATTATGTTGGATCATATTGGATCATACAAGATCAAAATGGAATTGGATCATCGTGATCTTTCGTCGCATTTATCTGTTGATCAGAGACTGAGAACGACATGTAAGGTCTATCACCTTTCATTTTTCTCCATCCACCCAAGCGTTTGTTTGGTGATGGGTTAGTCCAAGGCGCTTGTTTATCATCAGTCTTGTAGATCATGCCTGTGTAATCTGGCGCACCTTCTTTGGTATTATCGTTTGGAAAAATTGCACCAACTTTCTCATAGACTTCCATGATTTCTTTACCATCACGAGATTGTCTACGAACAATCACAACCTTGGCATCGCGCCCACCTGCATTGATCTTACCTTGCAGTAGCAATTCCATATCATCAAATGCGCGGAAAGCTGCGCCTCGGTTTGTGTCGTCATATTCTGCCATGCTTCTGGCTCCTTTGTTTAAGTTAAGTGGGCGGTTCTTGGGAAAACCTGCCGCCCTATCAGGTGCTCAACCAGTTCCCAAGAATTAAGGCCAATTCGACTTCGCTCGAGACTTGGGGGTCTCGCTTGTCGAGTTGGCTTGCATTGTAGTTGCATTGCCATCATCGTCTTCGGCTGGAAGATTAAGCAATGACATGATGCCATACCTACGCGCATAAGTTATTGCACTACCCAAGCCTTGCATATCATTCTTGTTAAGCACAAGCGGTACATGAGAGATCATTTCCCAAGTTGGATCGTCTTCGTGCATAAGAATAGTAGATACAAATGAGCCATGCTCACCTGTGAATACTTGCTGGCTTAGAAAGAAACCGTGCTCACTAAGTGGGCCTGTGACAGCTTCGATAACACCTTCGAGCGTAACGTAACGGCTGCGGAAGTGTGGGTTAGTACCTGTCTTAGCGGGTGGCTGTATTGCTTTACGCGCTTTGATCAGTTCAGTTAAAACATTCTTACTCATTTTTCATTCCTCTTGGTTATGCGCAAGGCTCCACGCTTATCGCGTTTGATTGTTAGATAGTCGCAATAAACCTCGCGCTCATTATCTGCGACCATATTCTTTAAGTCTTTCTTAGCATTCTCAAACTTCTTGCTTACTTCAAGACCGTTAATGTAGGTGATTGCCGCGTCCATGAACATGTTGTCGTGGTTGGCATCTCGTGCGACCATTTCGTCCAACGGGATTTGGTCGATTGAGATCGACGGTGTGTCAACAGCAATCGGCTCCTCATTGCGTAGCACGTAACCCCAGAAGTCCGAGACCACTGCCCACATAGAATTAAAATAGTTTTCGTCATAGCTAACACACACCGATTCCCATTTACTGTTGCCAAAGATTACTGATAAATAGCATTCTGATGCACCAGATATACGCATGTATAATTGAATCTGTGGCATGTATCTTTTTACCATATCGTCCATATTATTAAACGCATTGGTATGTTTAGCTTCAATGATTGCGCTATAACTTAAGTCATTCCACATAGCATCAACTGTACCTTTAACAGGTACAAAGCCAATTTCATGTGTAAACTCTGACTGATGGCATGATAATTTACAGCCATGTCTTTTTTCAAACCATTCAAGATTGAAGTTTTCTGTGCAAATACCGATTTGCACTGGCAAATTATCAGATAAATCTTCTGGTTTAGAAACCCCAGTTTTTACTTGCCACAACTCTAACCAGTTGCCTTCCATAATCTGGACGCAATCACTGCCTCCAATAAAGCCTTTACGCTCCATCATTTCCTCCTTTTATTATGTGATTATACTACTGCATATGTGCAGTAACATCAAGAACTTTCACGAAAAACTTGGACAGCTGCGGCATGTAGTTTTTCTTTTTCAGCACGAACTTCTTCACGGTCAGCGATGGCACCAATATCACCAAGAAAGGCCGCACGATGAGGCTCAAGCTGTCGCTCAGTAAGGTAGCCTAATTCGATCAGAGCTACAGCATTGCGACCCCAGAGCCACGTTTCAGAAACAAGTTCGCCATTGAGAATGCGATCAGCATTGATGCGATAAGAGTCAGGTGTCCAACTCTTATTGCGCTCAATATCTTTCTTAAGTATTTCATGTGACCCGCGTTTGATGCTTGCCGACCAAACGTCACCTGTCACTGCACTGCTGAGTGATTTCATGATACCACCTTAAAGTATTGTGCTACACGTTTACCGTTCGGCAGCTCGACCATTGTTTTATCTACTAGAAAACCTGATTTCTTTAGATCACTGATGCGTGATGCTAATCTAAAGCAATGATATTGATTCAGAGCTTCAATGGCTGTGATTGTTTTGCCAGATTCAAGGTGTGCCTTGATCATCTTGTTCTGCGATTCCATAACTTTCCTCCATTAATAATTGGAATTGCTCGCCTGTCATAATGACAAGAGTTTGCGGCGTTCCTTTTCGCCGTTTATAGAAGGCAATATCTCTGCCCTCTAATACTGAGAATGGACTAGGGAAGTTTGATTTATCTCTATATTTTACTTCGCCTATCATTTCCAATCCGTTGATTTCGATTTTGATGTCGCCCGAATACTCGCCCCCCAAGCTTCCTGAGAGGGGCTGGCGCTTCGCTTTGATCGGCGCTTTGATTTGGTTGAGCCAATCGACAAACCACTTTTCGTGGTAAGTTCCTTTGTTTTTGTTACGGTTTGCCATCTATCTTCCTCGTAGCAATGAAGACACACATACCAATGCTTATGCATTGTTTTAGCATGATCGTTTCTGAGTATAGCAACAAACCATTCTGTCTTTGTTTCACATGAAACACAGTGAATATATTGCTTACCTTTTTTTGACTTCGACATCGTAGCCCAATGCATCAAGCCAACACATGAGAAAGAAACCAGATGGGATGCGCTTGTGCTGCTCCCACTTATGAATCAATGATTCAGTGCAACCAATCTTATGGGCTAATTTTTCTTGGCTTAACCCCTGCTCGTGCCTCGCTTCTACTAACATCTGGATTATCTGATCGTAGTTGCTTGGCAATCGCGGCTGCGTTTTGTCGTCGCTCTTGCTCATAGATGGCGTCTAAAACTTTACTAGCTGTGTCAAATCTAAGCTCTGTCCTCATGCTTATAGTTCTATAATACGTTGAGGACGGAATGTCAGCTACGCGAAACGCCTTAACTAAATCGACGTTTCGCTTTTCTGATTCTTCTTTTAGATATTGCAGATATGATTTCATACTGCATGTATGCAGCTAAAAATCTATCTCGTCAACCTCATCGGTTTCACCAGACCCATGACACGCCCAACATCGTTTAGTGTATTGTTCAAGTGATGGTGGTGTATCACGGCTAACCCATGGTTCAGGTCGAGTGTGATAGGTTACGCCATCGCCCAGACATTCTGGGCAATGAGTTTTTTCAGTGGGGTATTTCGTCTTCAATCGGTGCAAGGTGTACATCCTCCCATGCTTTCCAAGATCGTTGCAGAAATTTCTCACGATCAAATCGTGGGTTAGTTTTCTCAAGCGCATCAGCCACAGTGATGTGCGCTTGCGGTGAAAGCTGACACCCAATGGTATCAGCTACGATAATGAAATCCTTACGTGTCAAATTCAAACTCCTTACTGCGCATTGCAGATGCAATGGCTGCTTCTCTGTTATACTTTGCAGTGTGCGGTG